TATAAAAGATACTGTTAATAGGGTAAAGCGGAGAGAAGTTTTTAGACCATTCGCTCCTGCTATACTAGAAGAGTTTGCTGATGAATATTTTGAGGGTCCAATGAACGAGTACATGCAATACGTTTCAAAAGCAAAACATGACTATGAATCAGTGACTCATGTTGATGGAACTGCTAGAGTTCAGATTGTAAGAAAAGATTGTAGATCTATCATAAGACCTATATTAGAAGAATTTTATGAACGTACAAAAGTTCCTATGTTACTAAACACTTCCCTTAATGTTAGAGGAAAGCCTATCTGTAATAATCGTTATGATGGTGTGCTATTTGAAAACACATACAAAGTTAAGGTTTTTGGATGATATTTTTTAATGGCTGTAGTTTCACATTCGGTGAAAAATATCGTGTGGAAATAAAAAATTTTGAAACGGAATACGAAGAAGTTACTCAGCATCGAGGTAGATATTCAGTCGCATTAACATCAAAATTTAAGATGGAAGAATTTAATATTTCGTGTTCTGGAAAATGTAATAAAAGTATAGTCGATGAAACTATTACGTATTTATTATGGGCATTGTCTCCTGATTCAGAATATGAAATACCTAGTAAGATTATATTACAGACTACAGACTTTTATAGAACATATGTTCCCGCTTCAGGGTTTCATACACACCATCGCATCAACGATTTAGAAAGTCAGCTTTCATGGCCGGGTAAGTATCGAAAGCTTATGATACATGCTGCAATGAAACAGCATATTGAATATTATGGTTCACCTACTGAGTCCACAGCTTTGACAACACAGTATATCAATCCTCATACAAATCAAATAAAAGTAGATCGTAGAACTTGTGGTGATCACACTGGAACACATATGAGGTTTGAATTCGCCAAAAGTTTTTTACACTTACAACAAATATGTGAATCTAATGACATACCACTAGTTATTATGAACTATTATCCTATCGGAAAAGATTTTTTTGAAGACCCATTATTCAAACTAATAAATTTAGATAACTGGTTACTTGAAGATCCTTTTGAAACTGGATTATATGAACACTTAGAACACGAATGCTTTACTAAGTGTGAAGATAACTATCATTGGGAATCAGATGCTCATGCATATCAGGCAGATATATTAGAAGACTTTATAAAAAATAGAACTAAGATAAAAGTTAGAACTGATATCAGTATGAACACTGAAGAAATAATTTACGATTATACATAAAAATATTATTTTTTATTACAATATGTAGTTGCAAGATTCTTTCTTTTACTATATACTACACCAATCAGAAAAAACAAATTAGACTGCTAGTTATACGGACTAGCGGTATTAACAACTATTTACTTAAAGAGGTGCTAGATGCTCAAACTTGTCAACAACAATAGGGATAGAGACACAAGAAGTCTTATGTCCGAAACTAAATTTTATGAAGGATACAGTAGGTGGGATGACACCAAAGAACGTTATGAAAGTTGGGATGAGTCTGTAAGTCGTGTTATGAACATGCACAGAGATTACTACAAAGACAAGATGACACCTGAACTTAATCAGATGATCAATGAAGCAGAATCTCTTTATAAGTTAAAGTATGCACTAGGTGCTCAACGTGCTTTACAGTTTGGTGGAGATCAGTTACGCAAGCATATGATGAGAATGTACAACTGTACGTCAACCTATGCCGATAGACCACGTTTCTTTTCAGAGCTATTCTACGTGCTTCTGTGTGGCGCAGGGGCAGGTTTCTCTGTACAAAAGCATCATGTTGATAAGTTACCAAATTTAGCTGAACGTAAGAAACAAGCCAAAGGATGGATCGTAGTAGATTCTGTTGAGGGTTGGGCTGATGCACTAGGTGCTCTTATGTCATCATACTTTGTGGGTGGTGGACAGTTCCCTGAGATGGATGGACGTAAAGTGTATTTCGATTTAAATCAAGTACGTCCAAAGGGTGCCATGATCAATGGTGGATTCAAAGCCCCTGGTCCTGAACCACTACGCAGAGCACTAGATAAGATTGAGCATATCCTACAGACTATCGTTTTATCAGGACGTGATACTCTTAAGCCTATTGAAGTTTATGATATTGCCATGCATGCTGCAGATGCAGTTCTAGCAGGTGGCGTAAGACGTAGTGCGACTATCTGTTTATTCTCACCTGAAGATGAGGAAATGATCAATGCCAAAACAGGGAACTGGTTCATCGATAACCCTCAAAGGGGCCGAAGCAATAATTCAGCAGTTATCGTCAGATCCGAAATCACTAGAGAAGACTTTAAAAAGATCATGGGTTCGATCAAAGAGTTCGGAGAGCCCGGATTTTTCTTTGTCGAAGACAGAGATATCACGACTAATCCTTGTGTTGAGATTGGTATGTATCCGCAGATTGATGGAGAATCAGGTTGGCAGGGATGTAACCTAACGGAGATCAATGGTGGTAAGTGTACAAGCCAAGATGAGTTCTTTAAGGCATGTCGTGCAGGAGCAATCTTAGGAACACTACAAGCAGGTTACACTGACTTCAAATATCTAACAGAAACTAGTAAGCGTATCTTTGAGCGTGAAGCACTGTTGGGTGTGTCTGTAACTGGTTGGATGAACAATCCTGATGTTCTGTTTGATGAAGAAACTCAACGTCAAGGTGCAGAGATCGTCAAGTCAGTCAACAAGGAAGTTGCAGCAATGATTGGTATCAACCCTGCAGCACGTACTACTTGCGTCAAGCCATCAGGTAATGCATCAGTTTTATTGGAGACTGCATCTGGTATTCATGCAGAGCATAGTGCTCGTTACTTGCGTCACATTCAGTTGAACAAAGAAACTGAAGTAGGACAGTTGTTGGCAAAAACTAATCCATACATGGTTGAAGAGTCTGTATGGTCTGCTAATGGCACAGACTATTGTGTGGCATTTCCAATCATCACTCCTGAAGGGTCTTTGTATCGTGAAGAGTTGTATGGTAAAGCATTACTTGAGAAAGTAAGTGCAGTTCAAAATAATTGGGTAGAAGCAGGTACAAATGTAGAGCTATGTGCAAATCCCAAGACACGTCACAATGTATCTAATACAGTGACTGTGTTGCCTCATATGTGGAACGAAGTGGAAGACTATGTGTTTGAAAATCGTCACAACTTTGCAGGTATTAGTTTCTTGGCAGGTATGGGCGACAAAGACTTTGCACAAGCTCCTATGACAGAGGTGCTAACAGAAGATCAGATTGTTACCAAGTACGGCAAGGCTGCTTTGTTTGCATCAGGTCTGATTGTAGATACTCGCAAGCAAGGGTTTCGTGATCTGTGGGAAGCAACACAGATTGCACAAACACCACCTGAGTATCAAGGGGAAGTTTCTGACCTACGTGCGGAATGGATTAGACGTTTCAACAAGTTTGCTGATAACTACTTCATGGGGGATCTTAAGGAAACTGAGTATTGTTTGAAAGACGTGTTCTTACTTCACAAGTGGGAAAAGGTACAGCAGAACATTCAGTCGGTAGACTTCTCATCAGAACTAGATGAAAAGCGGTTCACTGAGATCGATACTATGGGTGCTATTGCATGTCAAGGGGGCGCATGTGAAATAACGTTCTAGGCTATATAATAGCAAACGAATATTAGGAGTAAACATGGAAGAAGAGTATTGGGCTGAGTGTGTCGCTTGTGAGACCGAAACGCAAGTATTGGTGGTAGATAGCGAAGAGGTTCCACAATACTGCCCAATGTGCGGATCTCCTATGGAGTTCGAAGTAGTAAACGATTAGTATAAATAGCCTTGCAACAGCAGGGCTATTTTTTTATGTGGTATTATAATGGTGAAGTGTTTGAAGAAACACCTGAAGAGTATCAGGGATTTGTGTATGAAATCACTGAGCTAGATACAGGAATGAAATATATTGGCAAGAAGTTTTTTTGGAAGCCAAAGAAGCTACCTGTCACTAAAACACGTAAGAGAGCCATCAGGAGCCGCACTGAGAGCGATTGGCGTAAATACTATGGTAGCAGTACCGAAGTAAAAATGTTAGTAGAAACTAAAGGTGCGGATAACTTCAACAGAAAGATCTTAAAACTTTGTAAGACAAAAGGGCTATGCTCTTACTATGAAATGAAATATCAGCTAGAGAGAGACGTTCTCCTTAAGCCTGATGAGTATTATAATGCATTTATTGGAGGGAAGATACACCGTAAACACATATTAGGGAAAGAATAAATGCAACACAACGAATATGACGTAGTAGTAATAAAGGTTCTAGATGGAGACACGATTGATGTTGACATTGATTTAGGATTTGGTGTTTGTCTTAAAGATGAACGAGTACGGATCATGGGCATCGACACGCCTGAGTCACGCACATCTGATAGAGTAGAAGATCTATTTGGTGAGGCTGCAAAGGCTAGACTGAAAGAACTCATGAAAGATGGTGGCAAGTTAATCACTACAGAAGATAAGCATGGTGAAGACATGAAGGGTAAGTTTGGACGTATCCTTGGAGACTTTCGTGTGCCTGATGGACGTAAGGTTACTGACATCATGATCGAAGAAGGACACTGTGTTCCTTACTTTGGTGGGTCTAAAGAGGATACACAGGCTGCACACATGAAAAACAGAGAAAGACTGTTAGCAGAAGGTATTGTATCTCAAGAAGATTATGCGGCTGCAATGAAGAAAATGAATAAAGAGTATTGACGAATCAGTAAAATAGTATATAATAAACTAAAGGTTTTTGAGACAGGATAGTATATGATATTAATTGATTATAATGCAGTAGCCATTGGTAGTATTATTCAACAGAAGGATGAGATGAATGAAGATCTTTTTCGTCATCTCATCCTGAATAATATTAGAATGTATAGAAATAAGTTCAAAGATAACTATGGTGAAATAGTAGTATGCGGTGATGGTAGAAAGAACTGGCGTAAAGACTTCTTTCCTAACTACAAGTTTAAACGTGGTAGTAATAGAAAGAAAGATAACGTTGATTGGAATGAACTATTTAGGATCATCTATCAGGTGTATGAAGAGATTGGTGAACACTTTCCGTATAAGACCGTGTTGGTAGAAGAATGTGAAGCAGATGATGTTATTGCAACTCTTGTAGAAGAAACGCAGGAGTTTGGTAAGAACGAACCTATCATGATCGTATCATCAGATAAAGACTTTGCCCAACTACAAAAGCATCCTAATGTCCAACAGTACTCTCCTTTGAAGAAATCGTTTGTTGTAGAACGTAACCCTAGAAAACAGTTGTTAGAACTTATTTTAAAAGGTGATCAATCAGACGGTGTTCCTAATGTACTAAGCAATGATGATTGTTTTGTAGAGGGAATTCGACAAACACCCATGCGCCAAACTAGTATAGATAAACTTACAGAAGACATCAAAGCTATGGGTGATGAAGTGTATAGGAACTATTGTCGCAATAAAAAACTTATTGATTTAGAAGAAACTCCTAGTTCAGTAAAATCTAAAATACTAAATAGTTTTGAAGAGCAAGACAAGTGGAACAACAGAGGTAAAGTCTTTCCCTACTTTGTAGAGAAGCGTTGCCGAATGTTATTAGAGGATATAGAGGACTTCATTTAGTATGGTAAATAAGACCACATATAATGTACATGAGATTTTAGAACAAGTTTCTAAAGCTAAAAGTCGCACAGACAAAATAAACATCTTAAAATCAAATCAAAACAATTGGGCAATGAAAGATATATTGCGTGGTACTTTTGATGATTTGGTTACATGGAACTTGCCTAACGGTAAGCCACCATACGAACCTGCTGATGAGAGATCAATTCCATCTAATCTAATGCAACATAATAAAAAGTTTGCGTACTTCATTCCTAATGGACCAGGATCAAAAATGGCATCAGTCAAGAGGGAAAAGATCTTTTTGGATATGTTAGAAACAGTACATCCAAAAGATGCTGAACTTCTTGTTGGCATGATCAATAAGAAAATGCCTGTTAAAGGTGTTACAAAGAAACTGGTACAGGAGGCATTTCCAGATTTAATAGTTAAGTAATATAGGAGAAGGTATGAGTAGAATCCAACTTGATAGACTGAGAAAAGATTTAGAAGAATTAAACCTATACATAAGTAAAGTAAAGGAAAAGGGTAAGATGGACCTAGTTTCAAAGTTAAATAAAAAAAGAGATTTTCTAGTGTCTAAGTTGGAAGCTGCATAAAAAGGTAAAGATTGGGGTTGCCAATCTGATTAAAAAAGGTTATAATGATGCCTACGTACACAATGATAAACGTGTCTACAAGCGAAGAAAAAGAAATGATTTTATCTCTAGCAGAGAGAGAAGAGTTTCTGTCTACTGGTGAGTGGAAACAAAAGCTGATTACTCCTAAGTTTATTTCTCAGCATGGTTCCACTCACAATAAGGCAGGTGACGGTTGGAAAGACGTTCTGCGAAAAGTTAAGTCTGGCGCAGGTAAAGAAAACAAGATAGACGTATAATATGACAAAACGTGTGAAGAGTTTGAACAACTCTATGACTGTTAGGTTGGCTGATCTATTACAGCACGATCCATTGACAGCAACTCAGGAAGCTGCTTATTCAGCATGGGATGATGGCGATAACTTAGTTCTTACAGGATCTGCAGGTACAGGTAAAACCTTTATGGCATTGTACCTTGCACTAGAGGATGTTTTAGAAGCACATCTATATGATAGATTAGTTATTATTAGATCTATGGTTCCAACAAGAGATATGGGGTTCTTGCCTGGCACCAAAGAAGAGAAAGAAGATGCA